CGCCCTCTTTCTTCGCGCCGTTGACCTTATAGCCCGCAGCAGTGCTTTTCGCGGTGCGCTTGATGTTGGCGGATTCGTGCAGGTTAAAGCCCATCACACGACCAATAATGCCTTCACGCAGCAGCTGATCGGTACCAGCTTCGTTCGCTTTGAACAGTACGGACTGTTTACCACGGATGGACGCCATCGCTTCGCCGCCCAGGACCATGCGCAGGTCAGTGGTTGGTGCGCCGTTATCAGTCAGCACCTGGCGAGCGTTCGCCGCATCAGACAGGTCGTCTTTGATGCTGAACGGGGTGTCTTTCGGCGCGCCAACTGCACGGGAAGACTTGTAAGCCAGCGCTGCCAGGTCAGCGTCCATTTCATTGCTCAGTGCGCGGAACGCCTGAGAGAACTGGTCAGCCAGGACAATGTCATAGGTGCCTGACGGCCCGATGGCAAGCTGCTCTTCACCATTCCATTTGACCGGGGCCATTTTGGATTTGGTGATTTTGACGTCCACAGTACCAATGTTCTGATCACCGTCGTTTGGCGCGGTTGCCGCCGGAGTAATATCAACGGTGGTGGTTTTTGGTGCGACCGGTGCGGTCACGGTCTGGTCTTTAGCCGCGGCATCGGCTTTGGCGTTACGGGCCACAGCCGGGATAAAGCCCACCTGCTCGCGGGATACGCGATTCAGGGCGGTGAAGATGGTTGGGATGAGGCCAGTGAGGGTGTTGGACATTCAGGTTTCCTTTCGGTTAATCAACGATGCTCGTGCCGCCGCCAATTACCGTTTGTTGTTCAACTGGCGGTAAGGCGTCGAAAGCAGCGCGTTTCATGGTTTTCTGCCCGGCCTGATGCTGCGACTGGTGGGAGCCACCGCCGCTGTTGCCGGACGCTTTGAGGATGTAGTCTTTCTGCGGATGCAACTCGACCAGGGATTCCAGCGCTTCATCGAAGCCAGCCAGTTCGCCGGGCTTGGTGCGGGAGAACACCTTGTTGCCCTGCCCGTCGTAGGCCACGACCTTGCCGTCTTCGATTTTGAAGTTCTGGCCGAAGTGAGAACGCACGAACTCAGCCGGGATCGCCATCTTCTCGGAGATAAATTTCGAACCACCGAAGCGGCCGCCGATCATCTCGTCGTAGAGCTGGGTTTCGAGCTGTTTGGTCTTGCCGTTCGCTTCGTCCAGTTGCTGCTGGAATACCTTGGTGATCTCGGCTTTCACATGGTCAACGGCGCCAGCGTCGATCAGCTTCTTCTGGTCGATTTTGGTCATCATTTCCAGGGCCTCGAGCGCCTTGGTCGGGTCGGAGATGCCAGCGAATTTCGCGAGACTGGCTTCCGCCGCCTCCTTAGCTTCGCGGTGAGTTTTAGCTTCACCGTTCAGGGAGGTGATTTTGGTCATCGCTGCGGCTGCATCGAACGGGAACTCTTTGCCGTCGTCATGGACGTACACAGGCATACCGTTTTCAACAACCACATTTCCGTTAGCATCGAGTTTGAGTTTCATTGTTTTGCTCCAGCCTTCCGGCCATTGGTAGTGGGTCATCCGACCCGGTCACCGCGTCGCATCCGCTCAGCGGCAGGCATAAAAAAAGGCCGCCGAAGCGACCTGTTTGTTCTTTTACTCTCTCAGGAAACACCACATTTCGTAGATGCACCGAGAGGATATGGCTATCGCCACCAGCCCCAGCAAAATCGAGGCCATACTCAAAATCATGTCAAACATCACACCCTCCTATTCAAACGCCGAAGCATCCACGCGGCGCAGTTCGTCCAGGGTCAGGAACTCCCCGGCATCGTTGAACATCTCGGGCACCGTGATTTTGCCGTCACGCAGCATCTGCGCCCGGGTAACACCCAGCACCTGCTCTTGTCGCGCGTATGGTTGCCGGGCGAGCCAGTCGGCATAGCTGGTATGCGCTGGCACCTGTCCGTCCATTGAGGCGCGCGTGGCGCTGCTCAGTTCATCACGGGGAATCTTTAGCTCTTCCCACGATTTCGTGATCAGGATTTCTCCGGAGCGGCAGCAGAAGTGAATTTTTCCGGGGCCGCGCAGATACGGCACCACATGCCCCAGCGGCTTGCCGTCGAGGGTGTAGAGCTTGCGGTCGCGGATGATGCACCACTGACTGGTATGCGTGTCCAGCGTGGATGACCACTGCTTGGCTTTGACGATATCGCTATTGCTTTGGGCGAACTCCTGCCGCGCCGTAGCGGCCATATGGTTCACAGCGGTGCGGGTCACCACCGCCAGGTCACGCCGGGATGAGTTGATCACCCCATCTTCACGGTTAAGCTTTGGCGTGCCGGCGACCCGTCGGACAATCTGCTCTACCGTTTCGCCCTGGAGGAAACCGGAGCGCACAGCATTGGTGATTTTGTCCAGCCGGTCGGCTTCAAGCTTCTGGCCCCATTCCTTCAGCAATCGCCCCTGGAACGGCTGCGCTGCAGCAGCGGCGTAGACCTGCTCGGGTGCAATGCTCTGCAGCGGAACGTGTTTCAGTATCTGCTGCGGGATGATGCTGCTGAACAGGTCCAGTTGATACCCGGCCTCATATTCAACGTAGCGCGTCAGTTCGCGCGCTAGCGCCTCGTTAACCGGTTCGTAGGCCTGCTGATTCAGGTCACGGACACCAGCCAGCAGCGAAGCCAGTCGGCGGGCGCTGTAGGTATCCGCCCGTTTGCCGTCCAGAAGCACCAGCAGTTTCGCGGCCAGGTCGGCATCGAGTTTATTCAGCAGCGTCACCATGCGCCGGGCGACGCCGGTACCGTAGCGCGTCACATACAGGCCATGCGCTATCGTCTCATCCTGAAGTCGGTCGTTGACGGAGCGTGCCATGTCACACCTCTTCCGATGGAAGCTCGGTCAACGAGGCCGATTCAGCCAGCAACTCATCAAGGACTTTCTCAGGGTCGGCATCAGCATCAATCAGGCTGAGCTTCTGAAGAGCTTTAATGGCATCGATACGACGGAGGTCACCACCCTGGCGCAGAGACTGAATAGCCAGTGCTGCCGGAGGGTTGAACTCTTTCGACTCGACATCCAGCTCAGTACGGACATCGACGTTGCCACCCTCTTTCTCACCGATGTACTCGGCCATGATTTGCAGGATGTTGTCGATTGCATCCTCGAGGCTGGTCGCCATGGTGTAGAGCGGCGACTGCTCCTGCATTTTCTCTTCAGAGGTCTGGTCTACTGACTTCGTCGAGGTGTTGTCTGTACGCAGCAGCTTCGCGCCAGCCTGGCGCATCTGCTCCACCAGCTCAGTCAGTGAATCTTTGCCAGCGCCGATAGAGGAGCCTGTGTGCTCAACGTACTCGAGACCCTGCGTCTGCCGATCGTTGAATGAGGTTGCTGATGAAGAGCCGATAGTCAACTCTTCCCCCTCCTCCAGCCCGAACACGGTGAGGATAGGGACCCGGGCGACGTGCAGGATGTTGTCCTGCTCGCTTTGGCTCTGCCAGTGCTTAACGTTCAGCAGCGCCATGTTCAGCAGCGGCGGCGATCCACACATAAAGCCGGTGCGCTTGGTGTAGAGCGTGACCAGGGTGATGTCACGACGGGAGGTTTGCCATTCGTCGTGTAACGCCCAGGTGGCCTGCCCCTCTGCACCGGTAGACTTCCGGTAAATCTGCACTTTGCCCGGCGTCAGGAGGCGGATCTGCTCGACTTTCGTCTGCCCGAAGTCGTCTCCGTCTTCGACCACCACCTCTTTGATGCGCAGCGCAGTGAGCTGCACTTTGCCGCCGACCATCTTGGACTTCCAGCCAATAACCTGGCGGGGATTCAGCATGGTGACGTATGGGCGCGCGCCAGTCGCCTTTTCATCCGCCTTGGTCTTCACCTGCTCAGGGTCAACGCGGGGGTAGTCCACCAGCGCATGGGAGAGGCCATACTGCATAGCGAGGCTAAAGAACGACTGCGCCCATACATCAAGGCGGGTGCCTTCAAGGTCAACGTCTTTTGCAAACTCGCGGAGCTGGTCCGGGACGTTCTCGCCCAACTGGATTGGCTCAGCAAATACGCGTCCTACGTTCTGGTTGATGGTCTCTTCGTAGGCAGGAAGAAGCGTGGCAACCGCCAGGCGCTTTTTGTAGTCATCTTTGTCTTCTTTCGGCCAGCGCGGCAGATAAGCCTCACCAAGCTGGCGCATGTACAGCGTTCCGCCCATCAGGGCGTCGTTAATGTCCCACGCCTGCACCATGTTCCCATAGTCCAGATTGGGTGTTGAAATATCAGGCATGGTCTTACATCCGTAGTTTGGTGACTTTGCCAGCTGGTTTGATGATCGGGAATTGCTTCACGATGTAATAACCACCAGCATCATTGGGGTGATCGTTATCAGCAGATTTGTCCGGCTCGCCATTCGCCGCCCATACCTGCTGTTCCAGGCTGTCGGTGTATACCGGGCAGCGGGTCACGTTAACTTTGTAGCGGCGCTCACCATTGCCGTTGCAGAACATGGCGTTCACGGAGTTAATGCGATCTTTCACTGGCGGGTTGGCGGCGTTCACCACCACGCTGAATCCGGCCTGTTTGAGCTGCGCGATATCCGTCGCGCTGGCATTGTTCGACTTGCGTGAATCGCCGGAAGCATCGGGATAGATGTAAATCTGACGAGAGGCAACGTAACGCCCCCCCTCATAGCCCCAGAACTCCTCCTGGATGCGCTTAATCATCGCTGGCGTGTCATAAACCTTCACCAGCTCCCGTACAGCTCTCGGCTCTCCGTCGCGCAGCACATGGACTATGGCGGCCATCTTTCCAACGTTAAAGTCCATACCGATATAGAGCGGCTCGCCTGCCTGCTCCTCGTCGATGCAGTTATTAAGCAGGCGATCGAACTGGTGATAGATGGTGCCGCTGGTCAGGTTGGTGAATTTCCCACGCAAATACGCCTTAATCAGCTCCGGCGGATAGGAGTCCATCAGCGAAGGGATGTAATCGTGGGGAAGGTTCGCTTCATTATCGAACGTTGAGGCCTGTATCAGGCCGTATAGCGTCGCCAGTTCAGGCTTATCGCGAACAGCTTTAACAAACTGCTGGTAGACGAACTTAAAACCCTCTGGCGTGGTGGTCACATCGATGCCGTTACGCAGGCCGTCAACCTTGTAGCGCATACGCGCGATGATTTTTCGCCATGCCTGCTGCGCTTTTGCGGCAGCCATAACGTCCAGTTCATCAACCATCGCATTGCCGATTTTGAAGCCGACAATAGACCCTGGCTTCTCCATCGAACGGCAGATAGTCGTTCCGCGGTACTGACGCCCGGCGTAGAAGTGAACCTCTTTGTTCCCCTCGTTGATTTTGACGTTCATGCCCCAGTCGAAAGCCACCTCTTCCACTGTCGGGTAAAAGATGTCCCGGATCTGCGGATAGGTCGGCGCGAAGTATCCCTGGTTGATTTTGGGGAACTCCCACATCCCCTTGCAGATGCCGCCGCAGCCAACCCACGTCTTACCAGAACCAAATCCGGCAACATAGGCCTTAAACTTATGTGGCATTGCGAGGAAACGCGCCTGGGGAACGTTAAGCGTCGGCGCTATCATCACGAACCCTCGCGTCTACCACGTTGATGTTGATTGCCACTGGCGCAGGAGCATCATCGTCAGGATCGGCTGCCAGCTCTTTGCGGAGTTTTTCGACTTCCAGTTGCCGACGTTCGATTTCAATTTGTTGCAGACGCTGTGCAAACTCGCTATCAGCCAGGCCAAGCCGCTTCATCACAGCCTCGTACATACGTTCGCGGCTAATGGCTGTAATCTCAACGCCATTCTTACCCAGTTTCACGCCGGAATAAGCCAGGGCAGCATCAGGAGGAAGTTTCCGGGTATCAGCGAAGTATGGCTGTCCGATCCCGTCACCATTGCAGCGCGGACAATCAGGGTTAGGCTCACGGTTGTGGTCGTAGCCATAGCCGCCCACATCAACGGGCTCACGCTTATCACGTTCTGTGGCTTCAAGCCGCTTCTCGTCAAACTCCACCATGTCGCGCCATTGATATTGATGGCCGAAGCCCCAGCAATACCGGCAGGCACCGCGCCGATACTGTGAAAGCTGGTTTGCATCGAAGGTGGCGAGTTGCCACATCTGCGCGAGGACTTCATCGGCAGAGCCAAGCGTGCGCTCAATGGAGGCTTTCTGTTGCTGCGCAATGGCCTGAGCAACACTAACTTTTGCTAACAGCCTCGCTCCCTGCTCATTGGCAGTCTTTTTGCTATATCCCGCTCGGATTGCCGCCTGTGTGGCATTGCGATCCTTAAGGTATTCTGCGACGAAAAGTCTTTGCTGGGCCGTCAAGCCATCATCATCCACCAGCTCAAATGCGCACTTTTCATTTTGCGCAGTGCGCACCTTCTTCTGCGCAGTTTTTTGCGCAGTAGGCTTTTTGATGTGTCGGCGTGCGGTTGCATAATTCAGTCCCTGCGCTTCACACCATTCCTTCGGTGATACGCCGGTTGCGGCATGTTCGGACAGGAACCGTTGCTGAAGCTCGCCCCAGTCCGGTTTTGACATAAAGTAACTTCCTCTAATTCAATGCAAACCCTAAAAGTCAACTAATAACCACCCATAGATAACACATCACTTGACTTAAGGCGTTGCTGGATGCAGTATAGATACTGAATTCCACCTATAGTTAACCGTTTTAGATCCGGAGTGATAAAATGAAGGTAACTCAGCAACGCATCAATGAAGTCGCACAGATAATGAATGTAGAAATCTATGAGGAAGCATTTGGAGGTAAAGCGCGCGGGCGTTTCCTTATCGATCGAAAGCAAATGCGTGACTTACTTGGGACCTCTAAGCTTCACGACACTACACTAGCTAAGCTTTATGTAGCCTGCCTAGATGAGGGTATTGTCATGATTGATTTAGACGAGGTCTTCGCTTTTATCGAAGCGAAAATGGTACGAAAATACCGCAAGGCTCCGGTAAGAATTACTGACAAGTTTGTTCCGCCAAATGAATTAGATGATGATTTGATGGAGGAGGAAGAGGAGGACTAGTTCTTTGCTCCTCTTCATCAATCAGTTATTGCCATTACGATGGAACTGCCCATGGTGATGGCAATAAAAAAGCCACCAGCGAAAGCAAGTGGCTTAGCAAGTTTAACGAGACGTGTCGTTCTTGGCGTGGCGGACCAGCAAACAAACTATTTACTCAAAGTATGAATCGCATCCTTAAGGTTCGAATCGATTTGATCCTTTGCTGAATTCACGCTGGTTTCAAACCATCTAATTCCTTCGATACCAAACTCATGTCCCGGGCAAATGTCATATAGCATGCTCCTTTTCACCTGCAGGGTATCTTTTCCATTCAATCCTTTAAGCATGCCATGCGCAAGGACAGGCGTAAGCTGCATTTCTTCCAGACTTAATCCGTATGAATTCATTACATGATCAGAGAGAGCGGTCATTAGTCTGGGTGAGCTGACGCCTCGCTCCATAATCGCCGCAACGATGATGCTTGTGCAAACTATATGCAGCGTAGTTTCATCAAAGCGCTCTCCAGCCGTTAATTTACGGAAGGAGGCCCTCATGGCAGCCATCAAGTCTGTGACATGATTTTTAACTTTAACTGCAGCGGGACCACGTTTCAAAATTCCAATCACCGTTTTGCCTCATTAGCCGTTGAACTTGGCAACAGCTTATCAGGGATATCATCCGAGGATATTCTTTTCCTGTAAATGAGGAAGCGAACTGATTGCTTAACGTCAGCGCTTTTGGCGTTTAGCTTTGACCTCTTCTACTGACTTTTTAACGATGCCACATACTTCTTCAGCACCATCTGGACAGTAATGGTTGTACTTTCCGCCCTTACTCATTTCCCGGCGTACGTCATTCACAACCCCATCCAGGCTCAGACCTGAGTCCTCATTAAGAGACAGGATTACCAGTAACGCCTGCTTAAGGTATTCCTCTTTATCGCTTTGCATAATTCAGCCTCGCTCATAGTTGTAAGCCTTAAACGTAGACTAAAAACCCCAGCCATTTACTCCTAATGCAAACCTGCAGCTAGAGGCATTATCAATGTCCACCGGTAGATGAGCGTTGTAATGGCAATAATAAACCGCCCGTAGGCGGCGATTACTGTTCAAAGAGTTGAGTTCTTAGTTCTGAATATTGTGTTTGCTTCTTCACACTTTGATTGTAACTGCACTAGCCTTTCAGCTATGTCACTGCTTGGGCAGTTCGTTACTATGCAATACCCCTCAACCCACGCCTTATCAACACTTTTTGTGAACAGGCTTTCGAATATCTTTACCCAGTCACTGCTTGGTACACGCTCCAGCTCAAAGAACTTTAATGCACCACTCCCACGTTTTGTTCTGTGCTCATCAAATCCCAGGATTTTCATTCTTCATCTCATCGTTGTTTACTGGGAAAATTTTTAGCACTTATCTGAGGTTTTTTCTAATTACCAAAACTTATAGGCATCACTGTTTTCCCATTATCAAGCCCACCAGCAGATGAGCTTTGTAATGGCTTAACCCAGCTTAGCGCGTACCAATGCGTCTTTGGCCTCTAGCAGTTTGCGCAGGCCTGCTGCCTTTTCTGCGCCGTCCGGCAAGGTTTCATCCATCAGCGTCGCAAGATCGCCAATAGGCTTACTCACTTCTTGCAGGTGTGCCGGAAGATGCTGGTACGCAAAATACTTCATGATCGGAGATGACATTCTTAACCCTCAGTTAGTAAAAATCCCCGTGTTAAGCGAGGCCGTGAGAATTTGCTACGTTTAAAGTCCAGAGGAGAGACTGTGTCAGAACCTCAGGGATGAGGCTCTTTGTCCGTCACCTGCAGTTTTCTTATCGCTGCCCGGTCGTAATTGCACTGCCTGACGATCCCATAAAGCGTCGCGTTCATTGACACGCTGTCACCGTACGAAGGATTATCGGGCAGATCGGGAACATCAATGCGCGATGTCAGCTCCGCTGGCAGGTTCAGGACCGGCTGCTTTATTACCCGGTATTCCACGGGCGGCTTCTGCTGCAGAGCGCAACCGCTCAACAGCGGCATCAGGAACAGGAGCAGCAGCGCACTTATCTCCTGCCAGGTAGCGTTTAATCTCGCTCTGTAGCATTCGATTCTGCTTGGCCGACTCTGCCCTTTGCTCTGCCACCTCAGACATGACCACGTTTTGCCTGTTAACGGCGCCAGCAAGTTCTTTAACGCTCCCCGCCAGATCGTCATTTTTTGCCCTCAGGTCGTTGATCTGCACATCCTTGCTGTCGTTAAGCTGTGCGAGCCTGTCATTTGTTGCCGTCAACTGATGGTTACGGGCATTTAGCCCCCATAGACAGTTGGCAACGAGGATGATGAACAC